ACGGCAGGAAGGCATGACGTATCGCGCCATCGCAAAGCTGATGAAGGTGGGCATTGCTCGCATCACTCATATCTTACATAGAGGCGAAGAAATTGTGCTACAACGTAAGCTCAAAGAGCTAGATATAAAGCCTATTGATCTACCAAGCAAAGCGACTGTGCGTAAGCATACGACAGTAACCAAGAGGACAAATCGTGGGGTATTTGTACCGTCGCGGGTCAGTTTATCAGGATGGTTTACAGTGTCAACCCATCGTTGGGTTTTAGGTATCTGGAGCGATCTCTCCAAAGCGGCAATACTGTCCGTCGTACCAGAGCTTAACGGCTCCGCATTCACCGTCACGCTGCTTGGCAATGGCGATGATAGCTTCACCACACTTCTCTGATCTGTCGCGGTTGAGAAGCATTACGAGGTCAGCGTCGCGTTCAATTTGTCCAGAGTCGGCAAGATCGGTGAGCTTAGGTGATCGACCCTTCTCCTTCTCATTCTCTCTGTTGAGTTGCGCCAGCGAGACCACAGCAACGTTACACTCGGTGGCAATGCTCTTGAGTCGTCCACTGACCTCTGCGATCTCGTAGGTTCGCTTTTCGGCAGACTTTGAGCCGTGGATCTTTTGCAGGTAGTCGATCAGAACCAGCTTCACTCCCCACTTACGAACCGCTCGACGAATTGTGGCAGTGATTGCCGCAATGTTGCTTACAGATGAACCAGACACAAAATGGAGCGGACTGGATGCGATCCGAGAGCAAGCGTTACTCATAGCCTTCATGCCGCCTTCCGTCATGTTTCCGGTGCGTATGTCCCCCATCGGGACTGACCCGATAGTGGAGACCATGCGACGGACAATTGACTCGTCTGACATCTCCAGCGAGACGAACAGAGTTGGAACTTTCCCAACGACAGCCGCTGCTTGAGCAAAGGCAATCGCCATTGCGGTCTTACCGATGGACGGACGAGCGGCAAGGATCGCCAGTTCGCCCAACTGGAAACCGTCAGTCATTTGGTCGAGCCGATAGAGTCCAGAAGTGATTCCAGACAACTGACCTTTCCGCTGGAATCTCTCTTGGGTTGCGTCGATGAATCGACCGACAACTGACTTTGCGGGTTGGAGTGTCTCCTTAGAGGCATCAATGGCAAGCCCCTGTTCGGCATTGGAGACGATTTGATCGACGCTGAGGGTGGATGCAGCGGACTCGCGCAAAAGACGGTCTCCAGCGATTCGTAGCTGGCGGCGGTGAGCGGCTTCAAGAACACCTTTGGCAAACATCGGATAGCTTGCTGGTGATGGAGAAGCTTCCATCGCTTTGTTCCAGACCTCGAAAGGGACAGGCGTTGACGCGAAGACTCGCTTCCACTCGCGCATGACTTCGGTGAGTGCTATCGGCTTGGACTCAGCGACCAGTGACCTCAACACGTCGAAGGTCATCGCCAGAGTCTCAGTCTGAAACGCTGAGGTCTGGATCTCAGCGAACGCATCGGAGCAGGTATCAACCCCACCGTTGAGGCAACAACCGATGACGGCGTGTTCGTCGTCGATAGCGTAAAACGGATCGTTCATTGGTAGTCCTCAATGTTAAGGCTCAAGGTCTTTGGCTTAGGCTGGCTCTCTTCCTGAGCGTCATCGTCACCAGACTTGCAGCGATCAATCTCGGTGTTCCAGTTGTTGAGAAGAGTCAGAATGTCCTTCCTGCGATACTTGTTTTTGGTCTCGTAGCGAGCATCCAGAAGTTGCAGGTCAGATTCTGGAGTCTTGAGTTTCACAACAAGCTTGAGTGCCTTAAGCTCTGAGGCTTGCCATTCGGTCCCTTCGCGTCTGCGAAACCATTTGTTGATCCGAGAGCGAAGCGCATCGGAGTCTGGATCGGTATCGGAGTCGGAGTCGGAGTCGGGAGCATCTGCTTGAATCTGTTCTCCGTTGTAAACATATGTTTGCAGACGCTTACAGACTTCGGAAGATGGAGACGGATGTCTGCTTGTCTTGGCTCGTCCCTGTTCCCATTTGGCAAGCTGAAGGTACTTCTTGCCGTCAACTTGATAGGTGGCGAGCAAGCCTACTGATTCAAGTTCAGACAGGATCGCTTCCGTCTTCTTTTCGGATACGCGATCAAGCTGGAGCGGAAAGAGTGCCGCTCTAAGGAGTTGAGTTGATGCTGAGTGTCTCCCGAAATCGTCAACCCTGTTGAAAAGCCTTCGCAGGAAGACTTCAGCTTCCCATGACAGACTGTTGATCGCTTCGGACTCTATCGCTGATTCTCGGATGTATCTATTCGGCATGATGAAACCAAAAATCCCACCAGCACTGAGCTAGGAACTCGCGAAGGAACAACGCGACATTCTCAGTGAAGGTGGGATCGAAATGGTTGGTCATGGTTCCTTTGATGATGCCAGCGTTCGCTTCCTAGGGCTTGCGCTGACCCCTTACTGCTAACTCGGCTTCGGTCCTTCGTCCAGCGAAAACTTGTCGTAGAACTCGGCTTTCGGTCGAACGTAGAAGTATCCCTCACGCTCGTAGACGACGCACAGCCTCTTGGTCTCACCAATGCGAAGTTGTGCTTCGGAGATGAACTCCACGATGACGTTTTGGTTGGCTTTAGATCTGAATCTCATTGGGTTTGGCGGTAATGTGTTGTCGGGTAAGCTCCACGGTTTCCACAGATCACTCGGAACTTCTTGGATTCCATCTCTCCGATGCGGACTGACCGAGAGAGAACGATGCCAGCAGCATTTGGCGTGATGTTCCAGATCTCGGCCCACTGGTTGGCGGTATGCCACCCATCGGGAACTTCTTCTGGTTGGTTCGCTATGGCGAGCCGTAATCGCTTCAAAAGCTCGGCAGGTTCCAATTCTGTTCGTTCTGAGGCCATTGGTGGAGGTAGAGTTGCGCTGAGTCTTCGGTGTATTCGCCAAACACGATCCCGTGGGACCATGCTAAGGTTGATCTTCGTTTTCCCGAGTAATCCATTGCAGGAATGTCTGCCAAAGTACCGACACAAAAGCCGAGTGGATTGCCCATTGTTCGACCAGTCGCTTGACCTGCTCTGTGAGCATGAGCCACAACGCAGTTGCCAAAAGTCTCAGCGGAGTCACGCAAGAAGTTCTCACCGAATAGGACTCCATGTCCCCATCGAAATCCGCCAAGCTGGTAAAACGATCTGTCATGGCAGTCATTGTGTTTGATGAATGTGTGGCAGTGTTTCTCAATTGGTTTTAGCATTCGTTCCCATACAGCCTCAGCGAATCCACGCACAACAGCGTTGTGGTGGTTCAGATACTTCTTGGCTCGCTCGTCATGGTTCCCAATGGTGAACACCGTGGGTCGAAGCTCGTCTAGGAACTTGGCCCCCTCTTGGATGTCGTCGAGATAGTCATCGGCTTGGTCCGAGTCTTGAGGGTCGCGGAGTGAACCGGAACGCAACGATGCAAGATCGTAGGCGTCTCCGAGATGGATTACTTCGTCGGGCTGGAACCTCTCTCGGAAGAGCAAGACCGCAGCGAGTGCATCTTGATTGGTTCGGTTCCCATGGCTGCAACCAACCGCCATGACTCGACGGCGGTGCTGTGTGATGTTCACAATGGTTAATAAGCATAAGCGTAACGCTCAATCAAGACACACTCGCTCGGTGTAGTGTTAATCTTTCCGCAACTTACCTTTGCGGACCATCATTACCCAGTAAGGTGAAACGCCGTACTTCTTGGACAATTCTCGTATCGTGAATGTCTCATTGGCTGACCTGACAGCCTCTACGATTGACTGGTCGATTCTTCGCCCAACTGGACGCCCACGCTGACGCTTTTTTGGCTTAGTCGGTCTGGATGTAAGAACGGGTTGCGTTTCGACGGTCTTGTGGACTCCCAAGAGTCTTGAGATGGCGTCTTTAGTGAGTCCGAGTGTTTTCAGTATGCTCATTGAATAGTTCAGGGTGGAATGTTAGGACGTGGAAATCTAGGACGTGACGGAGATATGCTCCCCAAGATTTGAAGCCAAGCTTCTCTGCTTCTTTCTGTAGTAATATCAGTGTTTTGTAATCTAATTCAAATGATGTATTAACTTTCTGGTTCATAGTTCACAACGAAATCAAAGTTGTTTTGCCAACTGTCATTTAACTGGTTGTAGCTGTTGTTCTTGATCTTCCACGTTCGCGGATCGCGGGTGGCTTTGGTGTGTCGGCAGCGGATGCGAACGTCGATGGTTTGGAGTGCGGAGTTTCGGAGGTGGTGGTGGTGCGGGAGTTCGTGGAGCAGGAGTGTCATATCTTCTCCGTGAGTGATCTGATGTACCTGTTCCTCTCCTTCGGTTTGACGTTGATGAGGTATTGGATTGCGCCGCAGGCGTTGAGGCTGGCCGTGTGTTCCCAGTCCTTATGGAACCAATACTCATTCCATTGTTCGCTAGGAACGACGACAACTTGTCCGGTATTCCGGTGCTTGAACACGAATGCGGCAGGGCCGATTGGCACGTTCATCGTCCCTCCACCTTATTGACCCGCTCAAAGGCTTTCATCAGCGTCATTCGATAGCGGTCTAACCTCGTTCCTAGCTCAAAGATCCGTTTTCCGTCCTCAATGGACCTGACTTTTCTAGCCTTTATTTCTAACTCCAGCTCCTTGATCCGCTCGTTCGCGCCAGCCAGTTGACGCTCTAGCTGACGGGCGAAGCCAGCCTTCACGAACTGCTGGAAAGCAACCGTGACAACCGGCTGTCGGTCTGTGCGCGGGGTTTTGGAGATAGGCTTTTTCACCATTTATTTATCTCCTTGAATATGAAGTAAGACGAACCAGCAATCAGAAGTGCAATCAACAGTTCTGGATGTCGCTTGTGGAAATCAATCTCCTCTTTAACAAATTCAATAAATTCTCTGAGTTTCATGGCTTCTCCTTTCTGCTTTTAGACTCCACTCGTTCACGCCCGAGAGCCTCACGCGCATCATCTCGGACGTAGTTGTTCACGACGTAGCCCAAGTCCTCAGGATCTAGGAATCGGTTGATGAATGACTCGGTTCGCTTGATCCTCTCGCTGGCTTCATTGAGTTCTCGTTCTAGCTGGCGGCATAATGATGAGTAACAGACCCACCCTCCAATGTCAGAATGGAAACGGTTTTTATCAGTCCTAGGTGTTTCACTCATAGCTTTCCATCCTTTGCGTACATTTCACGAAGCGAATCAATCGCTTCATTTTGCCGTTTGTTCTGCTCTTTCAACCGTTCGTTCTCCAGCTCAATTTCGGAAACTAGTTCTTCATTCAACTGGAGATGCTCCATGTAATACTTCCTCTCACCTTCTAGCTTGTCCCACAGAGCGCGGAGACGGTTTTCGAGTTCGGTGACATTGGATTGTAGCTCGCGGATCTTGGTGGCCTGTGTGTCGGCAAACCATTGCTCCTTCATAATCCGAAGCACTTCTTTGGCTGCATCAGTAGCGGGTATGGATTCATTGACAGTGAATCCACCATCCAGATCGACCCGCATGATCTGGGTGCTTGGATTCGATATCAGGTGGCTGTCGGTTAAAAGGTAGTTTGGTTCGCTCATTTGCACTCCTTCCATTTGAACTGAGGTTTCCCGTTCTTGTCGGCCACCCACTCGGCATGACCTTTGAGAACTGCTTCACGCTCTAGATTTTCAATGCCTCTGATGAATCCAAATAGGTTTGAAATGATGGAAGCAAACAGGATCAAAAGTATGCACGGCATCACCGCCCAGTATTTGTCCTTCACGGCAACGGCCCTCCATTCTCCCACAGCAGCAGATCCGCTCGCATGGCGTCGTTCTCTCGCTCTAGTTGGGCGATGCGCTCACGCTGCGATGCGATAACCCGTGCAGTCACTTCAGGCCATTCGCTTGGATTGTTCTCATGCCAGCATTTGAAGTCGCTAGGCATGAGCGGCGTAAGAGCGTCGTGCCATTGCTTGATGCGCTCATTGGCCGCATTGAGTTCGCGTTCCATGAGCTTCATCTCACCTGCCAGATCGTACATGGTAGCGTGAGGTTTGAAGTACGCAGCATCCGACCTCGGTGTATCGCTGATCATTTTCGTGACGTCAGGAATATGATCGCTCATTTGCCCTCCCTCGCTTTGAGCATCGCGTCGGCGTATGCGTATGCGTTTGATGCTAACGCATCCCGTGTTCCTGTTGATTCAAAGCTCGCCAAGCACCCCTGCATAGCCGCCGCTGCGAAGTAGTCGCGATTTGATTTACGGATCATCTCATCAAGCCAATCTGTTCCGCTGTCTGGAACGCGCAGTTTGATCGCAGCGTATTGACGTAGTGTCACGCCTGGTTCCCATCGCAAAAATGCCGGATCAGATACGATGCTTGGAAACGCGTATCCTCCGTCGTTGATTGGTGCGCTCATTTCGCCTCCTCCACCACCTTCACCATCGGAACAAAATCCAGCCGGTTGTTGTCGTCGATTGTGATGCCCCAGTTGTTCCTTCGGCAGCACAGCTCGGTTGCGTTGTAGACCTCTTTCATTTTCGCCTCTGGTAGGTAGATGGACAGCAGTCCTTGGAATGTGAGACGCATAGTCTCTGGTTGGTTGTTGCTCATTTGGCCTCCTTCTTGTCCATCCACTCGCGGATGATCCGGTCAATTGCATGGTTCATTTTTATTCCTTCTCGTTTGCACAATTCCTTAAGTCGAACGTGCGTTGTCTCGTTGATGTATACGGTTTTTGATTTCACAGGTGCTTTTTGACTTTGTTCCAGTAAGCAACGGTAGCTGACTTGCGATTTCCAGTCGGGCCACCGTTCCAAATTCTCGCTGCTTCTTCGTTGGTCTTACCGGCAGCGTATCGGCTCAGATAGATCTCGCAAACTCGACGAGCCGCAATGCGGTTGGTCATCTGCTGGTGGGCGTAGCTGGTGCCAGCGATCCGGTTAGCGTCCACCACAACCGCTTTGTGGATCTGCAATGCTCCAATCGCTCGCCCACCGTCTCCGATTGCCATATCGTTTCCGTTGGACTCAACGGTGATCAGGGCCGCAATGAGTGGTCCCAGATTCATCGGAGACCTTTCAGCCAGACGGCGGCTTTGTGTTGAATGATCTCTTGAGCTTCCAGCAACCGTCCGCTCTCGTCGGAGATCCCGATTAGCTCAATCGTATGGTTCCAGACATCTCTAGCGCGTAGAGCTTCTTCGATGCTGCGGTGAATGCTTAGGACCTTGTTGTCCTTATTTCTGCAATGGTACTTCATGGTATTTGATGGTATGAGTTATGGTTTGTTGCGCGTTGGAGAGTCGCGCCCCTCTTGGAAAATTTAGCGGACAATAAAGCGTTCGATACCGTCTCGCTTGACCATCAGGATTTTGCCTTCTGAGCAGGGAGGCACCGCGAGAGCCATCACGTCTCCGCTGAAGCGAAGACCCACCTGATTGTCTTTGACCACAACAACCTTACCAACGCAGGTGACGACGTTCCAGAGGCAGTTGTAACGGTATCGAACGCGGTCCCCAACTTTGACTGAGGTTCCGTTGATTTTGATGGCGGTGTTTTCGGTGCTGTTCATCGTATTCGTTCAGTTTTTCTTCGGCTTGATTGCCGTCGATGGAGAGAGTTAAACCCAACGCTCGGTTCTCTGCAACAGAAAACTGCAACTTTTTTCACTTCTTCCAAAAAAGCCCGTAAACATTGGGGAAAATGCGGTGTTTCTTGAGGTGAACCCAACCCGTCATGGGATCTCCCCATGCACCATTCCGCATTTTCCGAAGGCTATTCAGCGTTGATTCTCACGCTGCAACCCGAATGCTGGAGAGCGTAAGTCTTCGTCGCTGTGATCTGGTAGACCTGCGAGTCGTCGAGCCAGACTCGCTGAGTGTCGGTGATGGCATCGGTCACCGCTTTGATGAGGTTGTCCAAGTCTGGTTTCTTTGGGTGCCAGACCGGAGATTTCGGCTTCGGGATGCCGTGTTTGTCTAGATGCGATTTGGGTCGCGGAAGGAAGAAGTCTAGCTGCAACCTAATCGGACCCGTCATAAGCGATTCTGGAGCGTTTGCGGTGGCTTCCTGACGCACCGCTTGCTTCCACGCATCGGCTGAATCTGGAGTGTAGACTCCAGCGTGATTTCCACGGCGGAACGCTTTGACTCTGGGTTGAGCCTTCGGGATTCCTGAGACGTGGAAATCAAGATGCATGACTGATCTCATGGATACGGCCAGTCACGCGAGGATTGGCGTACCACCAGCCGGTTGGACTCTTGTCTGCGGTTGCGTCACAGTCCCCATCGAACATGACATAGGTGCCAGCGACCAGTTGGTCCACGATCTCCATATCATCGCGGTCGAATGATCGGAACTGGACCCGTTGTGAGTACGGCTTGCCATTGCCAAGAGTCCGCTGTTCAAACTCAATGACGGCCAGCAAGAATGTCTTTCCGTCGTCTGTGGTGATGATCTCGGCATCGCGATACAGCTTTCCAAAACCCCTAGCCCATAGATGCCTCATCGAGTGTATCCCTCCAGTCGGGCCGGTGAGTAAGACGGACTCTTAACGATCTTGCCGTCACTCCTGCGGACAATGTGCCGGTTGTCTCCAACCCGAGTTGACCGGCAGTCAGCGGGTATGGAGTGGATCTCGTCGTCGCTCCAGCACTTGCTCATGTTAGAGCGGTGGATTTCGTAGAAGGCTGCATCGACTTGATGCGGACTGAAGCCAGCAGCCAATGCGGCTCCATAGACGACGTAAAGCAGATCCCCAACTGCGTCGAGATATTCCACCTTATCGGTGGCCTCATTGAGTTCTTGGGCTTCCTCGTCGATCAGTCGATACCGCAAGTTCTGCGTCACCGGATCTGGCATGACTGGAGTGGACGGGACGTATTGCTGGAATGTCCGCATGAATTCGCGGACGAGTTCCATTGGGTGGGTCTGGTTCATTTGATTCGGGTCAGTGTGGGTTGAGAGGCTTTTGATTCGATACATCCGTCGAGCAGAGCGGTGAGCTTCGCGTCGAGTTCCTTTCCTTTGGTTTCGGTTGCCACTTTCAACGCATCTTTGAGCTTCGTCTTGTTGATTGTTATGGCTGGCATGATGTCCTCGTAAGTCCCGCCACTTTCGATAAATCGAAGATAGACGGTCTCGGTGTCTTTGATGGTCTCACGCACTGCACCTTCCTTCAGAGTCCATCCATCGACGGCCTCACCTTCTGCGAGCCTCCGTCGGGCCTCAGATCGGCAAGCCTCAATGACGGATTCTGCTTGCGCTGCACGGTCAAGAAACGCTGCAAGAGTCTGGTTGGTCAGTGTGGCGGCTATAGCGTCGGGCGTTATGCCTTCTGGCGCATTGGTGAGCGGACCAGCGACAGCCAATTCTCTCGCTTCGGGACAGAACGGTTTCCCTTTGCAGTACCGGCAAGCGGACTCGGATGGAGTGCGCGGATGTCCTATCTTCTGAATCTGCTCCATCAGGTCAGCAGACTCAGCGATTGCGTTTCGGATATCCGCTGACTCGTAGACTGCGACACTTGGCGGTCCTGCAAGAGGCTGCACAATTGCCACAGTGATCCGGTCAAAGGTGAACCCAAAGTTCTCGTCGAGCAAAGCGACCAAACACCTCAACTGGAGATTCTCGGCAGCGTTCTCGACCGCACCGCGACCGGACTTGTAGTCGATAATGAGACCAACGGAGCCGACAACGTAGATCACGTCTGGCTTACCGCTCCAGAGCTTGACCCCACGATCGTCGATGGACCACAAACGTTTCTCGCGCCACACATTCGGCTCTTCAGTGGCTTCTGGGAACGTCGCTTTGACCAATTCAAGTTCCTGCTCTCGGCAGCGGTCGATGGTCCACGTCTCGTCTGAGGTCAGGTTCTCCACCGGCTCCAGCGCAAGAGCCGCATGTATGCGGTTGCCAATGGTCGCATCGTGCGTGGCAACACCTTCTGCGATCTGCTTCTCCAACTGCCAGCTTCCAAGACAAGCAGCGTAGCGGCTCGCAGACGATGCAGACGGCAACCCTAAGCGTTCGTCACTCATTGGTCGTCTCCTCGGTGGCGGGTTGCGCGTTGGTCTCTACGCTCACGCTCGGGATCACAACCGGAGGCTCGACAGTCGGCTCAAGCTTTGACCGGAAGATGGGCCGAGACGGAGTGACGTTGAGCGCGACTTGCGGGATAGCTTCTTCGTCGTCGGCAATGCCAGAGAACCCAAACGCAACGCGAGCGCACTGGATCAACGCTTTGTGTCGCAGCATTCGACGAGGGTTGACCTTCCACGGCTCAGTGTTGCGGCTGCACTCACTGAAGTACTCGGTGACCTCCACCGGATGGGAGCGATCTTTGACGTGAATGGTCGCGGTCACGCTCCACGGCTTTCCGTCTTTGTCTTCGGTTGTGAACTGAATGCCATCGAAGCTTGGATGGCTGTTCATCATCTTGATCCAGCCATCAACGCTGACCACCGGCTGAATGCCACCATTGCGAGCGGGAAAGGCGTAGATCTCGCGAGTGAACGGATTCAACCCGTACTGGTTAGCCGTGACGACAAAGCTGAGAAGCTCTTCGTTCGATGCTTTGGGCATCAACGTAGCCTTCAGAGTCTCCAGCAAACGAGCCGGTTCAACGTTGAATTTGCTCGCCATTATCGCGAGCGCGGACTGCTTCTGACTTGGGATCAACTCTTGTTTCATAGGTCTTCTTTGGCCTCCCCCCGCGCTTTCCATTCGCACGGGCAGTTTCGGCCTTTGCCGGTGAAGATTTCCGTCCCATCTCCTGCGCGATCTCGCGAAGGCTAACGGCAAAAATATGCTGACAGGACGGACATTTCATCGGCTGGACTCAAGCTAAACCCAACGCTGGGTTTCCGTCAAGCTGAGAGTTCGTTGGGGAGGCGGAGGTCAACGTAGCGTATGGCTCGGTAAAGCTGCTGCGAGTTGGCTTCGTCGTAGAATGACGCCATCTGAACCGTCTCTCCGGTTCCGTAAGCTCTCAACGGAATCCAAGTCGTCGCTGCTG